TCTATGGCCTTTCCACTAATTCCGGGAGGGGTTTAATTATGCGCTCTATTGTTTATTTGTTGGCCATGCTGGCCGGGGCCGCTTTCTTTTTGGCCATTGTCGGCCTAGTGGGCTCAATTGATTATGCGGACGCACTGGCTGAAGAGGTGCTCTATTGCGAAATGGTAGAGGCCGGACACTGGCCGGACTATCAACAGCTCGGGCACAAATACTGCGCTGAAATGCTGGCCGGTAAATGGGAGCTCAATAGATAGAGCGGGAGACAATCCACCAACAGGCCCGGCCACAGTGCCGGGTTTTTTATTGCCTGCAGAAAGGCCGGAGAGCGTACGCAATACGGGGCCGCTAGGGTAGCACTAGGGGAAAAGACAAAGGCCGGGAGAGAGCACCGGAGAGCGGTAGAGCGGATGCGATACGGGAGAAAGGCCGGACAAAGGCCGGAAATGATACACGCGCACGCGCTCCGCGACGCCTAGGAATTCCCGTACACGGCCGGGAGAGCCCAAAAGGCCGGGGCCCATAACAAAAAAGTAAGGGGCCGATGCGCTCTAAAGGCCCGAGCTCTAAAGATTTTTCCGGCCCTAGTTTTTCCTTTCTGTTTTTTCTAGGCCGTTTTCACGCTAGCGGCTGGGGCTCTACGCTTTGCCGGCTGGATTGTACGGAAACGGGAGAAAGTCTAAGCTTTTCAATAGTTTAAGCGGCCTTCATTGGCTGGCAAGGGGCCGGCGCGAGTGACAGGGGGGGGTGTAGCGTTAGCGTATATCACTACAGCCAGAGATTTGGATTTTAACCTCGTCAATAGCAGGTGCATATCCGTGCTTAGGTACCCGGTATGGACTCCGTAAACGTACTAAGGCTGTCATAGCTGCCTAATTTAGTGGCAGGTATAGGATAACTGTCAAGTATTCGCTATAATAAACACTAACAATAGCACTTGTAGTTGCACTTATAGGGTGCTAAGGTTACCATCATGTTGTTTTTGACCGGGTTGAGGGCCGGTATGCCATTAGGACAGGGCTAATTACATGTCACTAGGCAGCTTTTCCGCTGAGATGCGGACAGATCTCCACGTAGAACACGATTTGGAGGTCAATCCTGAAGGTAAATTCTTCATTCTTACGTTCATTTACCCTGAAGACCGAGAAGATCCCCTAGAAGGTAGGGTGGAATTCGAGGAATTGGTAGATGAGGTCATTGATTTCTACCGGATGTTTGAATCTGGAGATGCAATAGGCCAGTTATACTCAATTGCTCATGAATTATCTCGTCAGGCAGAGCGTCTGAGGGAGGTAGCGGGGTATCTTGAAGGGAATGGAATAGATCCGTGGGATCAATACGATGATGAAGTAGATTTCTCTGCTCTGGAGAGGGATTTATGAGTGCTCCATTCAATCCAGAGCTCATGAGGTCTCTAGATGCTACCCATATCGGTACGATTGGGGAGTATTTTGTAGCTTCTGTCCTAGGGGGCTATGGATATGAGGTTATCCACGCTGCAGGTAAGGGATATGATCTATTGGTGATGCCTGTAGGGCATGGAGATCACCCTATCCGTGTAGATGTGAAGACGAAGTCCCATGACGATGGGCATAGAGTCTTTTCGATCAAGAAGGGTAAGACAACAACATTCAGGGGCTATGAATCAGGCTCCTGTGATCTGTTTGCCCTATTATGCCTAGAAGACATGTCTCTCAGCTTTGATCTCTGTGAGGATTTTGACGGTAAGGGTAGCCTATATTTGAATAGGGAAGCCCATAAGAGGGTAGATCCTTACGATAGTTGGAGAGGGGCTGTCCAGAGGCTCCTTAGCCGTAACGGGAATGCTCCGCAGTCCGGTCGGCATATAGAAGCAGCCTAAGCTACAGGCATAAAAAAACCTAGCATTAAGCTAGGTCTATGGGGTGCCCTATATATATTTCCCTAGGCGGCGGGAGCCTTAATCATACAGCAAGAATCGCAATCCGTCAAGGGTTGTGGTCAAATATTTTCACTAGCTCCCGTATCAGCTAGTGCTACAATAAACTATTGATTCCTTGAATTGATAGTGGTATAACACGTGCATATTTCAAAGTGGCAAGAACTAGACCGCCCTTCATCTCCCCAACCCCGACTCAATCGATCAATCTGATCTATATCCGTGCTGCTGTAGAGGCGGCTACTGGCCAACGGCTTAAATTGGATGAGATCCGTACTCTCCTCGTAGAAGAGGGCTTGATTACAGCCGCACAGGCTAAGAAGCATGCCCAGATCTTCCGTGGATACTCGGAGTACTACGATTACGATGAGAACGGTGATCCAGTAAGCTCTGATCGCTCAGAAGGCTTTCCTAATGAACATTTTCTATAGGGAGCCTTTTCATAGCTGGGTAGGAGCTCTCAATCGCTGGGTGCATAAGCACTCTGCTGACCCTACCACCCCGTATCTGACAGAAGCGGTACGCTATCGGAAGTCCATACAGGATATCCTAGCGAACTGGCCGATGATCCGTGAAGAGGTGGATCGTAGTGTTGAGTGGTCATCTCCCATCCAAGGAGATCTCTTCTTTGGAGAAGATCTAACGGATGATGGGAAGTGGCGTAAGGTCTACGTCTACTGGTACGGCAAGTATGGAAGAGATGCTTATTCCAGATTTCCCGGACTTGTCGGAGGAATACGAAGACATCGAGATATTCGTCTCGCAATGGTCTCCGTGTTGGAGCCCGGAGGAACAATCAAGGCACACACTGGGCCTTGGGCTGGATCTATCCGGGTACATATCACCGCACAATGCCCCAATGATCCTGCATGCTTCATTGCTGTAGGCGGTGAAAGATATTGGTGGAAGGATAACGACTTCGTTGCCTTCGATGATACGTATGAACACTATGTGGAAAACAATACCCGTTATCCACGTGTGATCCTTTTCCTCGATATAGAGAGAAAGATGAAGAGTGTCTGGTCACAGTCCGTGGTCAGACTGATTAATTCTACTTTAGGCAGATTGACTGCGAGGTGATCCGACAATGAAGGTACAGAAAGCTAAATGTGGTGCTTCCGTTAAAGCAGCCAATGGCGGCTATATGAAGGTACAGAAGACTGGTTATAATAAGGGTGGCATGCCAGCTAAGGGCAAGGCTGCTTCGGACAAGATGGATGAGTCTAAGTACTCTAAGCGCTCTAAGGGTGAGGCTGCCATGTCCAAGGGCGGTATGGCTAAAAAAAAAGGAAAGTAAAAGCTGCTGAGGGTGGTACACCTGTCCGTACCTGTGCTGCATGCACTACACCGGATAAGTGTGCTTCCCTCGGTCGCTGTATTAAGACTGGAAAGAGTCTGAAGTAATGTCAAAACAAGAGAAGAGAGAGCTTACTGAAAAGCAAGAGGCATTCTTGGATGCGCTCTTAGGTGATGCTCGTGGTGACATCCGTACGGCTATGAGAATGGCTGGGTACTCGGATCACACGAGGACATTTGAAGTAGTAGACTCTTTGAAGAATGAGATTGTAGATCGTACGGCCACGATGCTAGCAACGAATGCTCCTAAAGCTACGTTTAGCATTGTAGGTGTATTGGATGATCCTACTGCACTGGGGGCACGTAATGCTGTAGCAGCAGCGCGTGAAGTGCTAGATCGTGCTGGCTTGGTTAAAAAGGAACTTGTTGAAGTCAAGGGGCCGGAAGGGGGCATGTTTATTTTGCCTCCGAAACAAGGTGAGCCCGTAGATGACGGACGAGACGACGATACCCCAGAAGTGGCTTAGCCGCTGGCCCGTTAAGAAGAGAGCTAATTCCACTGCTGCAATTCCATTTGGATATCAGCCAGAGGAAGAGGGCTCTACTACCCTAGTCCAGAACTGGGAACATATCGCTGTACTTGAGCAGGCATGTGATCATCTTGATGAAGGTGAATCGTATCGTCAGGTAGCTGAGTGGGTATCGAGTAAGATCGGTCGTACCATCTCACACCAAGGTATGGCTAACCTCTGGAAGCGTACTCGTAACAGTAAGCGTCAGAGAGAGTTAAAAAGGGAGCAGAAAGCAAAGGCTCCTAAGACGAAAGAAGAAAGGGACATGGCCGCTGCCAAGCGTAAGCAGCAGACGGCTAAGATGCTCTTAACAAAATCTACGAAGAAGATTGCTGAGCTTGAAGGGAAAAACGAACCAGAAAAGCCAGAAGAAGAAGAGGTCATACAACCGAGGAGAATGGAGTTCTCCGACACGTTGGACTTCAATGCAAAGCCGACTAAAGACCCTCGGCCAATCATCTTCTCACCGAATCCGGGGCCACAGACAGAGTTTCTGGCGGCATCAGAAAGAGAAGTCCTCTATGGGGGCGCAGCGGGTGGAGGTAAATCCATCGGCTTGCTTGCAGACCCGATGCGTTACTTTGCGAACGCAAACTTCAACGGACTGATCTTACGTCGTACTAACGACGAACTCCGTGAGCTCATATGGAAGTCTCAGGAGCTGTATCCAAAGGCCTACCCGGGTGCGAAGTGGCAAGAGAAGAAAAGCCAGTGGGTGTTCCCTTCCGGAGCCCGGTTATGGATGACTTACCTAGAACGTGAGGAAGACGTTCTACGCTACCAAGGTCAGGCATTCAGCTATATCGGGTTCGATGAGTTAACGCAGCACTCTACGCCTTTTGCGTGGAACTACATGCGTTCTCGTTTAAGAACGACAGACCCTAGCTTACCCATCTTCATGAGAGCCACTACCAACCCCGGTGGCCCCGGACACCAATGGGTGAAGCAGATGTTTATTGATCCTGCTCCACCAAATAGGGCGTTTGCTGCAAGGGATCTAGAGACGGGTGAACCTCTCGTGTATCCTGAAGGGCATGAGAAAGAAGGTCAGCCTCTTTTCTCACGTAAGTTCATTCCAGCTACGCTAAGAGATAATCCGTACCTCTTTGAAGATGGTTCGTATGAAGCTAACCTGCTCTCCCTCCCAGAGATGCAGCGTAGGCAGCTTCTTGAAGGGGATTGGGCTGTAGCAGATGGTGCAGCCTTCCCTGAGTTTAGGCAGTCTGTGCACGTGGTAGATCCGTTTGAGATCCCACCAGACTGGCGTAGATTCCGCTCCTGTGACTTTGGTTACAGTAGCTACAGTGCGGTACACTGGTACGCAATTGATCCAGCATTTGAGACTCTGATCGTGTATCGTGAGT